CCTGAAACTTCGTGGCAATCCGCACGTCAAACGGAAGCGCCGCGGAGAACCGGCAGCCACAACCGGCAAGCCCCGCGACCCCGAATGGTTCTCTGCCGAGGCGAAATCCCTGTTCGATCGGTGCGTCACGATCATGAGCCGGATGGATATGCTCGGCGAGATTGACGAGTTTTCGCTTGTGCGTTTCTCGAATACCTACGTTCGCTGGTGCCGCGTGTGCCAAGACATAGACGAGCAGGGCGAAGAGGTTGGACTTGTCAGATTGGAAGCTGGGCTGTCCGCAACGCTCGGTAAGCTGGAGCCGCAACTCGGCATGACACCAAGCGGGCGAACACGGATCAGGGTCGAATCGAAGCCGAAGGCAGACAAGAGCAAGGCTAGATTCTTTGGGGAGAGCGGGTAATGATACATCGATTGGGGGCATGGTTACGTTCCCTTGCTGGCCCGTTCTGCCCTCAGTGTGGAGGGTGCCTCGCCGTGTCCGGCAATAACTATCGAGAAAATGCCGATTGCGACGAGCATGGGCTGAAGCTGTATCGGCACGGCCCGCATTGGAGGTGGAAGCCGATTCCGGATAGGCCGCCTGTGTCGATGATCTGTCCGCCACGAAAGACGATGTGATGATGGCAACAATCAAACGCGAATGTCGGACGTGTTCATTCTGGGCCGAACGCAAGATGGTGGCCGGCGAGTGCAGGCGTCACCCACCGATCGTCGGCGTCGACCCGTTCCCGATCGTGACGGCCGATAGCTGGTGCGGCGAATACCGCGAAGCCGGGTCGGTCGAGTATCCACCCAACGGGACGCAGGTTACACGGCTCGAATACAGGCCGGGCGATACGATCGTGGTCAAGTGCAAAGACCACATCTCTGACTACGCACGATCGAGCACCGGCAAATTGCTGGACGGCCTGTTTCCCGATTGTCGCACGCTCTTGCTCGATGGTGGCGTTGACGTTTCGGTGATCGGCGCGGCGGACGAAACGACTAGGACCAATGCAAGCAACCATAACTAACATCCCGAACGTCATCTATCGCGACACCGTGGCGGACATAGCTGCCGTCGATAGCATGATTCGCGACCTTGTTTGCCGCCGATCCGACGACGGCAAGTGGCTTTGCATTCGTGTAGACTGGCACACGGTTGACGACGCGGTAGATGTGGAATGCGAGTTCCAGCACGGTGGCTGGAGCGGCATGTACGGCACCGTTAATGCTGCGGTTGAATTGCTTGTCTCAAGGGGCATGACGCAACGCGATGGGAACAATGGCAACCGCAACTGACTTCGATCGCATACTCCGGCTCGTGCCCGGATACGATCCGTTTGCCACGGCCGGGCCGGGTGAATGGTTCGACGAGGCGGCTGCGCAGAAAGCGATTGACTTTTTTGCCGAGTGCTTGCATCACATCGAGGGCACCTTCGCGGACCAGCCGTTCATCCTCGCCGAATGGCAGCAGGCCGTAGTCGGTAATCTGTTCGGATGGAAACGCGCCGACGGTACGCGACGGTTCCGAGAGTGCTTTGTCGGCGTGCCTCGTGGGAATGGCAAGAGTCCGTGGGCGGCTGGTATTGCCCTGTATGGTCTGTTCTGCGACAACGAACCTGGCGCTCAGATATACGTCGCTGCATCCGAAAAGGATCAAGCGGCCCTAGTCTACCGTCACGCACGCGGCATGATCGATCGCGACGAGGACATGGACAGCCGCTGTAATATGCGGCATTCTTACAAGTCCGTGTTTCTCAAGTCCGACCCCGCAAGCATTTTCAAGGTGGTTTCGTCCGACGCGGCCAGCAAGCACGGGTACGCTCCGCATATCGTGATATGCGAAGAGCTGCACGCTTGGCACGGCCGGGCGTTGATGGAAGCGTTCCAGTCGGCCTTCGCGAAAAAGGGCCGACGTCAGCCGCTCTTGCTGCACATCACTACCCGCGACTATGCCCGTCCGTCCGTGTGCAACGAGAAGTGGAAGCACGCTCAGTCCGTTCGTGACGGCACGGTCCCAGACTCGGCGTTCCTGCCGGTGATCTACGAGCCTGGTGATGGCGACGATTGGACGGCCGAATCGACGTGGGAGAAATGTAACCCGGGCATTGATGTCACCGTTGACCGTGAGGCATTGCGTCGCGATTGTGCGGCCGCTCAGCAGAATCCGTTGCTAGAGAATGAGTTCAAACGATTGCACTTGGATGCCGAAACCGAGCAGGCCGTGCGTTGGATGCCGATGGATGCTTGGGACCGATGTAGCGAAGAGGGAGAGCTACGCGGCCCATGCTTCGGCGGACTCGACACGGCAAGCGTTCGCGACGTGGCGGCGTTCGTGCTGTACTGGCCGGAGACTGGCGCGGTCCGTTGCTGGTTCTGGGTGCCGCAATCGAATGCAGAGGTGCGTAGTCGTCGCGATCGGATACCGTACACCGGCTGGGCGAAAAAGGGGCTTGTTGATCTGACCCCGGGCGATACGATCGATTATGACTATATCCGTGCCAAGGTCAACGAAGCGGCCCAGCGGCACGAGGTGCGATCGGTCGGATTCGACCCATACAATGCAACGCAACTAGCGCACCAACTAGCCGACGAGGATGGCGTAAATATGGTCCAATTCCAGCAGGGTGCGGTCAGCATGAACGAACCGTGCAAGCAATTGCTCAAGCTGGCGATCGACGGCGAGTTGAAGCACTGCGGCAACGAGGTATTGCGGTGGATGGCCAGCAATGTGACGGTCAAGGCCGACCCCAAGGGCAACGTGCATTTCGATAAGGGCCGAAGCACAGAGAAGATCGATGGGATGGTCGCGCTGGCGATGGCGGTCGGCGTTAGCATGACGGGCGATTCGGGATGCAAGGTGAACGTGTTTACGATCGGGGATTATTGAATTGAACTACCCGTTCCTGATCCTGGCCATCGTAGCCATGACCGCAATCGTCGGCGGGCTGGCGTCCCTGTTCGGGGCAGGGGTTGGCGCGGTAGTTGGCGGATCGTTATTGTGGATTGAATTGGCAAGGGGTCGCGGCAATGAGCGTACTTGATCGAATCTTCGCGGGCCAAGTCACCCAAACAGGCAAACATGGATGGACCGGCACGAGTCACTACTCGACCGAAAGCTCGGCGGGCATCACCGTGTCGCCTGAAAAGGCAATGGCGTTCTCTGCATACTACGCATCGCTCCGCAACATCGCCGAGGATACGGGCAAACTGCCGTTCAAGACCTATCGCAAATTGCAACCTCGCGGCAAGCAACCGCTGCCGGATCATCCCGTGTACCGATGCCTGCAAGTCCGATTCAATCCTGAAATGTCCGCACAGGTCGGACGCGAGTTGCTGACGAAGTGGGCTGTCGGTTGGGGCAACGGGATCGCGGAGATCGTTCGGGGCCCGGGCACGATCGATATGTACCCGATACATCCGTCACGCATGGAGATCCGCCGGAGCGAAGACGGCCGATTGTTCTACCGTATCCGCAACGCTGGCGGCTGGCACGTTGATATCCAGTCGGCGGACATCTTCCACGTTCGCGGTCTGGGCGACGACGTGCTTGGCTATTCGCCAGCATTGATCGGGGCCGAGTCGATGGGTCGAGCGTTGGCCGCACAAGAGTTCTCTGCCAGATTCTTCAAGGACGGCACCACGACCACGGGCGTATTCAAGACGGCCGATGCCCTGAACGATCAAGCACGCGAACGGTTGCGCAAGTCGTGGCCGAAGGGCCTGCCGGACGCACACCGGCCGCTGTTCCTGGAGGGCGGATTGGAATGGCAGCAACTCAGCGTCAACCCCGACGAGGCTCAAATGTTAGAGACGATGCAGTTCACGATCAATGATGTAGCACGTTGGTTCCGTATGCCTCCGCACAAGATACAGCAGCTCGACAAGGCGACATTCTCAAACATCGAACAGCAATCGCTCGAATACGTCGGCGACACGCTCATGCCCTGGCTACGGCGTTGGGAGTCCGAAGTCGCCATGAAGTTGTTCAAGCCGATCACTGAGCCGGACCTATTCGCTGAGCATGTCGTGATGGGCCTACTCCGTGGTGATGCGGCTGCTCGGTCAGCATACTATCGTGAACGATTCAACACGGCGTCGCTGTCACCGAACGACATCCGCGAGCTGGAGAATGAGAATCCAATCGGTGACGAAGCGGCCGACAAATACTACCTACAATCTGGCATGACCACGATCGACCAGATTATGCAGGAACCATCCGCGCCAGCCGGGCCGTCGACGTTCGGCAACGAACCTAGCGAAGAACAGGGAACCGACGATGCGACGGCCCGTGCCTTTACTCCGCTGATCGTGTCCGTGATCGACCGCATCCGCATCCGCGAACGCAAGGCTGTCGAGACGGCAACGAGGCGGTGTGCCGGCAAGCCTGCGGACTTCACGGCATGGTCGGAGAAGTTTCATACGGAACAAAACGATATGCTTGCCCGCGAGCTATACCCGTGCGTCGAGGCGCTCGTCATGCTGCAATGCGCCGACAACCGTAGTGTGCGTGCGGTAGACGTTGCCCAGGGGCGTGTGCGATCGGTCATCGTTTCTGAGTTCACGGCGTCAACGAATGCCGCCGAGTTTGCATTTGAGATCATCGCCATTGTGGCGCAATCCGTATAGGAGGGCATGCTATGCCAAATGAATTGAACCCCGATTGCTTTGCCCGCCATTCCGGGCCGTGGGCGATTTATCCGCAGGTGCTGATTGACGCCGTAGCCGCGATCAGGTCTGGCCGTGCGCCGGTAGAGTCAGCAGCGCAGGCAAGATCGGCATCGCCGAGGGATGGGGTTATTGCTCTTGTACCGATCATCGGAACGATGTTGAAGGGTCAAAGCAAGTTTGAGGGTACGGTCAACACGCTGGACGTTCGGCGTGAGATCAGGGCCGCTGCCGCCGCACAGGACGTAGCCGGGATCATACTGCTCGTCGATTCGCCCGGCGGTCATGTGGATGGGACTAGCGAACTGGCCGACGACATCAAGGCTGCAGCCAAGGCAAAGCCGGTGTTCGGGTTCGGAGAGGACTTGGTAGCATCTGCCGCCCTGTGGGTCATATCGCAAACCGACCGCGTGATAGTCAACGCGATGGGCAAGATTGGCAGCATCGGCGCGTTTATGTCCGTGGTCGATTCATCGGAGAAGATGGAACGTGACGGGTTGAAGGTGCGTGTCATTAAGAGCGAGGGCATCAAGGGGGCCGGTATCCCTGGTGTGCCGATCACGGAAGAGGTCATCGACGACATACAGAAGCATGTGGACTTTGCCGCCGACACATTCGTTCGCACGGTTGCTAGTGGACGCGGCATCCCGTTGGGCGCGGTCCGCAAGTTGGCTACCGGCGAATTGTTCACCGCGACCGAAGCCGTGGCCAACGGACTGGTTGACCAGATCGGCACGTTTGAGGAAGCTGTCCGACAGCTCCGGGCCGAGATTCGTGGCCGTGGGCAGGCTAGTCGGGCGCGGGCACAGGCCAGGGTCAAGGTTGCTGAACTTTCTTCTTGACACGATAGCCGCCGCCCTATAGCATAGATGAACAATCAAGGAACCCGCCTCACGTTGTTTCGGTGCTGAGTTCACCGGGCCCCCGTAAGGTGCGACACAGAGCACGTCAGCCTAAGCGCGGGCGCGAACTGTTTGCAACGTAACTATTTACGTTGCTGAACGGCTCGCGCCAATTTCGTTGCGCGGTTCCACTTGCGAGCGGTTCGGCAAGTGGAGCACAAACCAATGACAACTCAAGAGTTGCGCGACAAGCGCGGCATTGAAGTGTCCGCCATGCAGGGGATTGTCAAGGCCGCAGAGGCCGAAGATCGTCCGCTCAACGAAACCGAGCAGGATACATTTGACGGGCACGAGACGGCCATCGGTTCGATCGATGGACGGCTCAAGGTGCTGGCCTCAATCGACGCGGTGGACACGGCCGACGACGCACCACGCCCGAAGGCATCACGCGGCGGAGCGGTTCACGCCGATTCTGACATCCACGTCGGGCCTGACAACGTACTGGCCGACCCGAGTCGAGGATTCAAAAGCGCCGGCGACTTCTACCGCGTGGCCTATGCGGCCTTCAATGGCGGCGGCGTGCCAGACAGACTGCGACCATTGGCGGCCGCTACCGGCATGTCCCAGACCGTCGGGGCTGACGGTGGGTTCGCAATCCCGCCATCGTTCAGCACGACTATTTGGGACGGGCTGAACAACGAGGCCGATAGCCTCTTCGCGGCGACTGATCAGTATGACGTAGAAGGCGAGTCGCTGACATTCAACGCTAATGCCGAAACCAGTCGGGCAACCGGCAGCCGCTACGGCGGGGTCAATGGTTATTGGATCAACGAAGCCGACCAGATCACGTCGAGCATCCCCAAGTTGCGGCAGCTCAAGCTCGAGCCGCACGAGATCGCGGTACTGATTTATCAGACCGACAAGCTCATCAAAAACAGCGGTAACGCATTGGGGCAGTTCCTGTCCCGTGCGGCCACCGAAGAGATCGTATTCCTAACCAACGATGCGATCGTGAACGGCAGCGGGGCCGGCAAGCCTGTCGGTCTGCTGAAGGGCACGGCCGGAACCAGCTCGCCTCGCGTTGCTGTTGCCGCAGAGGAGGGCCAATCTGCGGCCACGGTCGTGCATGCCAACATCGTCAAGATGTTCTCGCGGATGCACCATCGTGCTCGTAACGCCCCAGGCACGGCATGGTACATCAACCAGGACATCGAGCCGCAACTGCACACGATGACGCTTTCGGTCGGTGCGTCGGGCCTGCCCTCCTACATGCCACCGGGCGGATTGAGCGGCGCACCATACGCAACGCTCATGGGCAAGCCTGTCATCCCGATCGAATACTGCGCCACGCTGGGAACCGAGGGCGACATCATTCTCGCCAACCTCGGCTACTACGCGACCGGCACACAGGGCGGCGTCGAATCGGCCGTCTCGATGCACCTGCGGTTCGATTACAAAGAAACCGCGTTTCGCTTTTGCTTCGCCGTCGACGGCCAGCCGTGGATGTTGCTTCCCCTCACACCGTTCAAGGGAAGCAACACCCTTTCCCCGTTCGTGACCCTGGCGACGCGAGCATAAGGAGCTGAAAATGTCACAACTGATGATTGAAAACCTGCATCTCGTGAAGGGGCTTGACCCCGTTGCGGATGCGTTTGCCGGAACTGTCGCGTCCGATGTGGTCAACATGCAGGGCCACGAGTCGGTCATGTTCGTGATCTACAAGGGCGTCGGCACGACGGGTACATCGACGATCACCGTGGAGGCGTGCGACGACGTTACGCCGACTAACACTTCTGCGATCCCGTTCCATTACCGGGCGATCACGACTGGCGACACGGAAGGGGCAGTAACGGCAGCTGCGGCTGCCGGGTTTGCTACGGGTGCCGGCAGTTCGGAAATCTATGCCATCGAGGCACAGGCCGACGAACTGTCGAGCAACGGGTACGGGTATGTTCGCCTCGCGGCCGTAGAGGTTGTCAACAGTCCGGTCCTCGGTGGTGTGATCATCGTCATGGGCAAGCCGCGTCACACGCCGACCGCAACGGCGATCGTCTAAGGAGGCACTATGTCAACCCAAGGCAACCTTACACCGGCCGGGCGGTCATCGTTTTACGACCCGTCCCTGTCGTCGGACTTCCAATCTAATATGTGGAAAACCGCTCCGCTATTGGAATGGATGCATGACCCGTCTATCGGTGTGTTCCTGAATGAGGACTTTACATCCTACGACGCGACCGCAACGACGGGCGACTACCTGTTGACGCAATCGACAACCGGCGCGGCGGCGATCAGTACCGCTGCATCCGGCGTGCTTGAGGTGGACAGCAACAGCATAACTGTGGTCCAGGGTGCGAACCTTCAACGTATTAAGGCTGCATTCGTTCCGGCTGCCGGCAAGCACATTTGGTTTGAGACCAGCATCAAAGTCGTGGATACGTTCGACAGGGCTGAATTGTTCGTCGGCCTGTCCGAACGAGACACGACCCTGATCGCGACCAGTGCGAACAGTTCTGCCAACCACATCGGCTGGCAATGTGTCACTGATGACGGGGTGCTGCTGTTCACTAGCGAAAAGGCCGGTGCGGGCGACACGGGCGCGGCTGCGACCATCGCCGAGGCGACGTTCATCAAGCTCGGATTCTACGTCGACGGTATCACATCGGTGACGCAGTACATCAATGGCGTCGAGTCGGGCACCGCGAAGGCGACGGCCAACGTGCCGATCGTTGCGGTTTATCCGTCGTTCGTGTGCCAATCGGGCGGAACCAATGATCCGATCCTGCACGTCGCAGGGTATCGGGTATTCCAGTTGCGATAGGGGCAAGCTGTGGCGTTGACTATCGTTACAGCACCTGCGGTAGAACCGTTCACGGCGGTGGAGGCGAAGGCGTGGGCAAAGGTTTCGACGGGTTCGGACGACACGATCATCGACTCGTTGATCGTGGCAGCTCGCCAGCATGTCGAGGACGTGACGAGCCGGGCACTGATCAACGCAACGTGGGACTTGAAGCTCGACAGCTTTCCGCCTTCGCGAAAGGAACGATGGACGGCAACGGGGGTAAGTTCGGTTGGCGGCAGAGAGCTACGTTTGCCGCGCCCGCCCCTGTCGAGTGTCACATCAGTAACGTACCTGGACACGGCTGGCGATTCTCAGACGTGGGCCAGTGCTAAATATGCGGTCGATTCGGATTCGGAGCCGGGGCGGATCGTCCCGGTCCCAACCGAATCATGGCCGAGCGTTTACGACGGAATTAACAACGTGACGGTGCGATTCGTGTCCGGATACGGGACGGCCAGCACGGACATACCCGAAGCAATCTTGCAGGCCATGCGTTTGCTGATCGTCCATTGGTATGAAAACCGTAGCGATGTGGAAGTCGGAACGATCGTGCAAGCAATGCGCCGGGCAACGGATTCATTGTTGGCCCCGTACATTATTCGCGAGCCATTCTTATGAGAATCCGCCGCGTTGGTGATATGCGGGATCAGTTCGCGATCCAGGCCCAGACGGAAGCACGGGGCACGGATGGCGGCGTGACGCGAACGTGGGCCACGGCATCAACGGTATGGGGCGGATTCGTCGAGACGGTCGGGCGGGAGTTTCAGTTCGCTCAAGG